ATTGGCAAACACGGCTAACAAGTCGTTGCAGCCGACCGCCTACGGCGGCGGCTGAACTCCGGCGTTAGAAGTCATGCACCGCCTCGCCAGCTCAACCAGCCATGCGGCCAGCTCTGGCGGGGTGTGCTCCCTTTCCGCCTTAGTGATGTGCGGCCGGTGGTCTGTGCGCTTCCGGCTCTGCACCACATAGGCGGCTTCGCTCATCACGTAGGGCAGCGCCGGCACGTCGCCAGGTGCGCAGCCAACAACATAAAACCATGTCGCCTTTTCGGCTTTGTGGCCCCACCACTTTTGCGGCGCGGCCAAAGTCCAGCCGCCCCACTTGTCGCGCTGCCCAGGCTGCGGCAATCCTGCCGCATCCCACAGCGTCGATCCAGCAGGGTGTTCCAGTACTCCGCCCCACTTCCGCACTTGGTCTGCGGCCCAAAGCCCCAGAGCCTTTTCATCCGGTCTCGGTCGCGCAAAGTGGCGCAGCCGGCCCCATGCGCGGCACGGTGGGTGCGCAACCAATGGGCCGCCACCAGGCCAGCGCCGCGCGTCGCGGTCTGCATCCCACACGTCGCACCCTGGCAACGTCTTGTAGTTGCTGTCTTTCCGGGCAAATAGGATGGCTACCGTTTTCACTTCTAACTCTCGCTTCCAGCGGGACGGGCCAAACTGCCGGCCCGCCCCTGAAGCTGGTCGTTATGCGGCAAGCTCACGCTTCGCCATTTCGCAAAAAATCCCGCACTGAACCTCGGGCTCGTCCCGATAGTTGCCGGTGCCGGGCTCCAACTCGTCTAGGAACACGCGCTCCTCGCCAATCAGAATTATCTTCACGCCCAGGCGGCGCGACTCCTTCGCCATCCGGTCAAAGTAGTCAGGAAAATCCACCCGAACTTTGTTCCAGTACCCCGGCCCCGTCGCCTTGCAGCAGCCACGGCAGTTGTTGTGATGGTAGTTCAGCCGGTACATCACAGGCAGCGCAATCCCTGCGTCCTGAACTATCGCAAGGCAGTCTGAGTGTTTAAGCCCGCGATCAATCAGCGGCGAAACGGCGGCAATGTTGTTGGCGTCGATAAAATAATCCCATCGGTCTTGTTCTTCGGCGCAGTAGCCGAATACATGCCTGTCGGTAGGACGCTCGAACCTGTGGCGTACTTCCTTTTTCAGCAGCCGCGTGCAAGGCGCTCCGAGAACCCCGGAGATGTAAGACTCCTTGCGGAAAACCTCGTAAATCGAGCCGTCGTACTTCGCGTTAATCAGGTTCGTGATCGGCACTCCGAACCAGCTTTCGCAGTCGGCAGCAAAGCGGTCATTGTCTGGATGTTCCTCGCGCACGATGCAGCGCGCAACCACCAGCGGCAGCCGGTCGGCGTTCTCGGCAATCGCCAACTTCGTGGCCACCGCGCTCGCCGCTCCGCAACTGAACCAGCAGACAATCCGTCTTTCCATGTCTGTCCTTTCGTTGGTACGGTGGTTGGTTACTCGATGTTCATCGGAGCGCGTTGCCGCTTCGGCTGTTGCGCCTTGGTGATGGCAGCCTTCACTTCCGCTGCCTGGTCAGGCATCAGGCTTCGGGCAATGTCGCTGGCCATCTCGAAATCCCCCTCTCGGACGCTGGCCATGGCGTCTTCGATGGTGGGTTCGGCGAGTGCCTGGGGAATGGCCTGGCTCTGCTGGTGTTCGATGGCGGCGGGCGGCTGGGGCGGGGGTTGTTCGCCTTGCTGCTGCTGGTCGCCGGAATCGTCACCGCTACCCATACCGCTCATGTCGTCGGGTGGCACGATGGAAAACTCGCCATCCAGGGTGTCCAAGCCCTGGTCTTTCCCGGCCTCGGCCATCCCGTCCAGGGTGGCGGCGGTCTGGAACTCGATGGACAGGGGCAGGTACTTGGCCAACCTGCGGATCACGGTCTTGCGGCCCATTTCCACGAAGTGGGCGCCCCACGGGTGGCTGTCCTGCTTCTTGAACTTCACCGCCTGCTGCCAGCCCTGGGAGTTGTCGCGGATTTCCTCAACGTCGCGCATGGGCATGAACTCGAAAGCATGCCCACCGCCCACCAGTTTTGCCACGGCGTAGAAGCCGATGACGGGGCCACGGTCTGCCAGACCGGGCTTGTGCTCCAGCTTCTCGTCCAGGCCATAGACCATCTCGAAGTGGTCATTGGCGCAGACCTCGTGAGCGGCGATGCTGACGATCTGCCCGGAGCGGCGGGCCAGGTCGATGAGCCCCTTGTAGCCGATGATGACCTGGACGCTGTTGACCCAGCGTTCATTGCCGTTGCCATCCTTGCGCTTGGTGTTGAACGGCACCAGGTAGGCGTGGCCCAACACGGTATTGGGCTCCAGGCCCATCTGGGCGCATTGGCCAATGGCGCCCACGAGAGATGCCACGTCGCACTTGGCCAGGGCCGGGGTGGTGGTGGCGGCGATCTGGGCGACCTTCATCAGCCGTTCAGCGTTCAAATGCTTGGGCAGCATCTTGGCGAGCTCGCTCTTCTTCTGGTTGAGGAGGTAGGCGATCTGTTCCTTGGGCTTGAGAGTGGCCAGATCAACCTTATGACCGGTTGCAACTTCCTTGAGGGCTTGCGAAGACATGCTCTTGTGCTCCTTAAATGTGATTCCAGGTGGCCCTGGTGACGATCTTGCTGATGGTCGTTTGATGAACGTTGAATCTGTGCGCCAGGTCCGCGACCGGAGAACCAGATTCCCGCATAGAGCGGATCTGAATCACGTCGCTTTCTGTCAGCCTGGCGTAATGGTTCATGCTGCCTGCCTGTGGCGCACACCGACCTTTGATTGCCTTGTCGGACTGGTTGTCCTTCGGCGATCCAATAAACAGGTGATCAGGGTTGCAGCACGGCGGGTTGTCGCACGTGTGGCAGACCAGCATCCCTTCTGGGATCTGACCTTTCGCCAACGTGTAGGCAATACGGGTGGCGACGCGCATCCGACCATCGATACCGAATTGACCGTAGCCCTTCGAGTTGCGACATGCTTTCCACTCCATGCAACCGCGCTCATTTGGCGCGGAGATCTTGGAAAGGAAGCGCTCTTTTTCGGCGTCGGTGATGTGCATGGCAAAATTTACTTGAGAAGGAAGGGGCGGGCGCCCGGCTTCGTGCTGGTGAATCTGGCCGCGTGCTCGCGGCTCGGCTGCATGTCCAGGTACGCAGCCTTCCAGTCCGTGACGCTGGAATCCTTGTTGTTCTTCCATGTGGCCATTGGCTTGCCATCCGGCCCCAGCAGGGCGGCACAGGCGCCCATGCGCCCCTTGATGCGGGTGGTCACGGCTTCCAGTCTGGCTTCGAGGTCCTTGGCCTGGGCCTTCATGTCCTTGGCCTGCTGGCACCACTCCAGTAGTTCCTCGTCGGCGTCCAGGATCTGCCCACCGTCACGCCGGTAGAGCAGCTTCATGTCTTCCGGCGTGGTGGCCGGCGGCGGTTCACCGGTCTGGATACAAGCCCAGAATTCGATTTCCCGCTCCCGGATCGCGGCGATGGTTTCCTCATCCCGTTCAATCCAGTGGATGCGCAGGTCATCCACGCCGATGAGGGCGGCCACCAGGGTGCGGCGCCGGGGGACGATCATCAGTCCGTGGGCCACCTGGGCGGCGTAGTAGATGGGAACCTCGTCGGATTCCGGCGCTCCCCACTCGCTGGCAGCGAAGGGGTGGACGGTCTTCATTTCGCAGTTCACTTCCTCGCCGTCCACGCGCAGTTCCAGGTCAAGTTCACAGGCCAGGAAGGGGAACTTGGGGTCCACATACCGTTCGTTTCTGGCAAGGATTTCCACGTCATGGCCCCGGGCCTGGAGTTCGTCCACGACCATTTCCACGACGACGGGCTCCCAGCGGTGGCCGCGGTCGAAGATGCGCTGCTTGGCCGGTGTGATTTCCTCGGTGTACTGGCCGGTTTTCTCCATGAACAACTGGAGCGGGGTCTTCCACCTGGAGACTCCCAAAATTGCGGCGCAGTCTGATCCGCCGATAAACCGGGTGCGGTCAGGGTGAGGGATGCGTTCAGGGGCGTTCATTGATTTCCTTCCAGGTAGCCACGATGGACGCCCACCGCCCGCGCAGGTACTGTCGGCGGTGGAGTGAGTAAAGGAATGCCGCGTTTTCGAGGTCCGCGAACGGATTACGGCCGGTTCCAATGTTGTATATCAAGGGGGCCATGACCAGGGCAAAGACGATCAAAATAGCGATGAGCATGCTCACAGTGCTCCCCCTTCGATGGCGGCGCCAAAGATCAGGAACCCGTAGAGAATTGCCAACAGGGCGATCATGGCAAGCGTGTCGAGCAGGTAGTCGATGGGCCTCATGCTTCGTCCTCCCCGTTCGCCCGACTGCACACCGCCAGCACGATGACCACCACGAGGACAGCCAGCACGGCGCCGAGCAGGAACTTGGGTGTGATGGTGATGATTTCCATCCTGTACTCTCCTGGTTGGGTTGATATCGCCGTCTCTCCGGCTGCCACGCCTGTTGGTTCGCCCGGCGTTCTCGCTTCCACGCTTCCATGACGCCTACCGCTGCGCTCGGCTGTAAGTGAACGTGGCCCCCGTCTTTCCGGTGGTGCTGTCACCCGTCCTGCGGGTCGTCCCGGTGGTGGCTCACCGGCGCGCTTTCTGGCGTGTTGCTGTGCCTGAAACCTGTCGGCTACTCGACCGTTTGGTGTGCGCCCGCTCGGGGTGGCCGGTCTTTCGTCTATCTCCGCCGTCTTCCGGGCCTGTCACCGGGTACTGGTGTCGCGGGTCGGTGAGGGTGTCAGGGGTGGGCGGGGAGTGGATATAACTATAGGCACGCCTAACTATTAATGCAATAGGCGTGTCTATGTTTTTTTGGGTTGGCAAAAAAACCCGCTTGGCGGCGGGTGTTTATGAGGCAACGGACAAAATCATATCCGTAGTGGTTCATGCCTTGACTGTGGAAATAGGCGCGCCTATCATCTTAGCCATGAACGACGCTATCCTCATCACAGACGCCCTAGGAGGCGTTTCGGCCACCGCTCTATTCTTTGGCATTGAGCAGCCTTCCGTGTCCGAGTGGCGGTCGCGTGGCGTAATCCCACGCGCCAGGCTGCGACATTTGCAGGATGTGCGCCCGGACGTGTTGCCGGAGCATTTGCGCCGCCCAGAAGGTTCTGACGCCGCATGAATCAAACCACCCCGCGCATAGCTCAGTCAGGCAGAGCGCCCGCCCTGGGAGCGGGAGGCCGGTGGATCGAAGCCACCTGTGCGGACCATTTACGAATGGGGTCTTTTCTGTGCACCTGCTTGGAACAACACGATCCGGACGTGCCAAGCCGGGGACGTCCAGACCCCACCCGTAAATGGGGCTGTAGCTCAGTTGGGAGAGCACCTGGACTGCAACCAGGATGTCGTCGGTTCGATTCCGACCGGTTCCACCAGTTTGCCCCCGTAGCTCAGTTGGTAGAGCACACCCCCTGTAAGGGTGTGGTCGCAGGTTCGATTCCGTGCCGGGGGCACCAATCCAGGAAGCGTGGCCGAGAGGCTGATGGCGCCGGCTTTGAACCCCGGAAACGGGCAACCGTTCGTGGGTTCGAATCCCACCGTTTCCACCAATCGCGGGGTAGCTCAGCGGAAGAGCAGCAGACTCATAATCTGTTGGTCGCCGGTTCGATTCCGGCCCCCGCAACCCAATCATGCGGGCCTGGCCGAGTGGCGCAGGCAACGGCCTTCCAAGCCGCCCAGGCGAGTTCGATTCTCGCGGCCCGCTCCAGAACCTCCCTGACCGCCACCTCGGCGGTTTTTGCCTGGCCTTCGGGCCGGGCTTTTCTATTCTTTTCCTGGGATGCCCGCGTTGGGATTCTTGGAGAGGTAGGGCGCCGGCTTGGCCAGTTCCCGTCGGCGCTTTTCCAGGTCGGCCAGCGACTGCTGGGCGCTGTCCAGCTGCGCTCGATAGGCCTGGATGCAGTCGTCTGGAGAGGTTTGGAATTCGTAAGCCTCGGCCATGCAATTGGCCTTGGCGCGCATGAGGTCGGCTTGAATTTCCCGTTCGGTGGCGTCGATCTTCTGCAATGCCGCTTGCCGCCGCTGCTCCGCCGTCCTGGAGTCGCAGGAGGACAGGATCGGTATGGCGGCGGCGAGCACGAAGAGGAGGGTTGTGGCTATTCGCATCATGGTGGCTTGGCGGTGGGATTCTAACCATGGCCGGCGAACCCTGCTTGTCTTGAGATTCCGCCCGCGACGAGAAGATGTTGGCCGACTTTACGCTGAAGCTGCCGTTGAGCACGCGCCGGGAGTTCACGGCCATCGCGGATTCCGAGGATATGTCGGCGTCGGAGTACGTTCGGGATCTGATTGAGAAGGACATCGCGGCACGCAAGAAGAAGTTCAAAGCACTGATTCCCATCTTCCTGGAGGCGGCGCTGTCTGACCAGAAAGGACTTGGTGAGACATGAGCGGAGTCTTCTTCTGGATGGCGGAGCAAATACGCGCGTTTACTCAACATCATTCCGGGGCAGTTCAGGCGGCGCCCCCGTACAACCCCAACCCCCCTGGGACCATCCACGAGGGCAGCACCACCGAAGCGGTGCTGCGGGTGTTGAGCGAGTACCACCCCCGGTGGCTGACGTATTCGCAGCTGGTGGATTTCACCGGCAAATCGCCGAAGTCAGTCTCATGGTCCCTGTGTTACCTGAAACAACTTAAAGCCATCGAGGCCCGCCGCTCTGGCGACCAACGATCCCCCCTTTACCAGATGTACCGCGTGATATGCCAATCGACAACAGACGAACATTCGTGAGCCCCGAGGGCTACATCCTGGACTGGCAATTGCGCCAGCGCATGGCGCCGATCCTGGTGCGCATGATCGAGTGCCTGGAGAGCCTGGAGCCCAGGAGTAAGGGATTGACTGACATGGACATGGCCAAGAGCGTGCATGCGGATCGGTCCAGCGTGGTCCGGTACATCCGGGCACTTCACCAGGACAGAATCATCCGTATTGCCAGTTTTGACACGGAAGGAATTGGCGACTACGACCGCCGATGGGTCATGTCAGACGGGAAGGCCGATGCTATACGTCCTGCGACGCCTACAAATGCGGACAGAACCAAGAAGCGCCGCGACAAGATTCGGGCGCTCTTCGGCAAGGACGCGCACCGGGTTTTGCAGTCTCGGCGCTTTGGTGGACGAGACATCCTTGTCCGCGATGGGATGACTTTGTACCGCCGTGGAGTCGGCGTGGACTACGCGGCGGCAGAAACAGTCCTTCACCCGGGGCATACAGCATGAGCGCGCCCCAGTTGAATATGTGGGCGTTACTCCACCGGTCCCTGGCCGGAACCTGGACGATCTGCCCCTACACCGTGCGGCGCACCAAGGCGGACTCCATGTCAGCCTCGGCGGAGCTGTACGGTAACGAGCATCTGCGCGGGCTGTTGAGGGATGAGCGCGCGAAGCTGGCCAGGGTTCGCGTGACGGAGTTGGGCTGATGGGCGAGCAACGCTACTACCCATCCGAAATCTGCGCCGAGTGCGGGATCAAGCATGGTCGGCCGCGCGGCCACGTTGTTGGAATGTGGACCGGAAAGTGCGAATGGTGCGGCAAGGAAGGGCCGGTCTGCGCACCGCGCGATTACCTGTATCCGGACTGGTCTGGCACGCCGCCTGATGAAGCCGTGAACTGCTGCAAGAAGGGGACGCAGTGAAAGAACGTCCGATTATTTACTCCACGCCCATGGTGAAAGCCATCCTGGAAGGGCGTAAGACGCAGACGCGGCGGGTTGTGAAGCCGCAACCAAACGCCACACATGACGGGGAGCCGTACTGGTTTTCCGGTGGCTACCGAGCTTGGGAATATCGCAGCACCACGGACGTACTGCGCAAAGGCGGAAACGTTTTGCCTTGCCCGTATGGCAAGCCCGGAGACCGGCTGTGGGTGCGCGAATCCGGATGGGAGCGCCCAGAGCGCACGGCCAAGATGATGCGCGAAGGCGCAGACACATGGCCGCGCTTCGCATACGTCGCAGACAGCTGGAGCGAGGACGACCACGCAGACTTCAAGCGGTGGGGGTTCAAGCGCCGCCCATCCATCCACATGCCGCGCTGGGCCTCCCGCATCACCCTGGAAATCACAGCCGTTCGGGTCGAGCGACTGAACGACATCACCGTCGCCGATGCCGTGGCGGAAGGCGCGCTTGTTCAGCGGGAGGTCGATCAGTTCGCTCGGGTCCATGCGATATCCATGTTCAGCGCCATATGGCAGGGCATCAACGGTCCAGGCTCCTGGGCAGCAAATCCATGGGTATGGGTGGTTGAGTTTCAACGGGTAACCACTTGAACCACTGCGCCATCGCCACGGCGAATTCCGAGAATCCAACATGGTCTCCAGCATGGCGCCTGGAGTGCCTTGCGCGTTGGCATGCTGATTCGCCGGCACGAGCCAGCGAGATTGCGGCGTTGGATAGCCTGGAGGCGCGCAGAAAGGCCATGGAGAAGTTCAAGGAGCCCCAGCGGGCACGCATTAAGTCTGCCATGTTGGCGTTGTGGGGGCAGCGATGAGCGGCACTGCGCGGCAATTCTCTCGAATGCCCGTCGAGGTATGGGCCGACCATCGCCTGACCCTTAAGCAGATCAGGGTCCTCGGCGCCATTCTGAGTTTCGCCAACAAGGACGGGCGATGCCACCCCAAGCGGGAAGACATCGCCAATCGGTGCGGAATGTTGCCAAGGCATGTGTCAACTGCCAGTTCTGATCTGGTCAAACTGGGTTGGTTGAAGAAGACAGGAAGCGGTGGGTTTTCGCTTCCTGTCGACTACCAGATCGCCATCCCAACTGAGGAAAAACGGTCCCCGAATCAGGGATCAGCAACCGTCCCTGAATTGGGGACCAAAAACGGTCCCCGAATCAGGGACCGTAGAACAGTCCCCGAATCAGGGACCGTAGATTCCAACAACAGTCCCCGAATTGGGGACGGGGGGGGTCCCCGAATTGGGGACGGG